AGGAATGTGCGGAGTTGGTGCAGGCGATCAGTAAGTACAGAAGAGGTGGCTCATTTAAGCTCACATTGGAGGAAATAGCCGATGTGGAAATCATGATTGAACAGATTAAATATCTGAATACCGCTGCCGAAAATCAAATGATCGAGAAGATCAGAGATGGAAAGCTCGATAGACAGATCCAGAGGATAATTAACCAGCAGGAGGAAGAGAATGACTGAAATTAAATGCCGATATTTTCAACCTTTTTGCGGCAGCCCTGATTATGAATATGGAAAAAATATACAATATTATTCGGGATATTGGTTTTGCGATGATAACAGTAATTGTGATGGGTATGAAAGGCCCGAAAATGCAGACCCTAAATGTAGTAATCCTGAATGTCGCTTTTTGAATTTTAAACATATAGAGTTTTCGAAATATGTAAAGTCTTATACATTTGTAAATCCAGAAGAACGAGTTTCGATTGAAGCATCGGGTGGTTATTTAATTATAGGGAAAACAAAGATAGATGTTGACGATATTTCATATCTCGAAATTGACGGCAGAATAATCATAAATAAGGAGGCAAACAATGACTAATAGTGAGCAGAATATGGTTAATAGGTTGAAGATGCTTGTTGCAAGGATAATTATTGACCTTGATGATGAAATGTTATTAGAGATTATCAAGGTCAATAAGGAGATAGAAAATTCAACAAGTGAACCTGTGATCCTGTCGGGAATTGATTCTGTCGGGAATTCCGACAGGTTGGCGAGGGAGGAGAGCAAACGATGAATAACGATTTAATCAGCCGTAGTGCTTTACGAGCCAGATATCAAGAGATATTAGACCGAGGCGATATGTTTTGTGAGTACGACATTATTGGTATGGTCGACAATGCCCCGGCGGTGGATGTAATGCCGTACGCAATCGTTAAATTCGATAAAGATAAGTTAGACCGGATTGTTGATGAGAGAATAATTGAACCTATTAAGAATGGCGAGTTGGTGATCCAGACAGAAGAAAGACCGCAAGAGTGGATACCTTGTAGTGAGGGATTGCCCGAAGAAAAATTGTTTAATCCATCAGGTAGTGATTTTGTTTTTGATTTTGAAGAAGTGCTATGCACGACTATTTGGGGAGATGTTAGAGCATATAAATTTGGAAAACCAATAGGACACGATAAACCACATTTTTGGTTTGGTGCAGAAATAATGGACGAATATGTAATTGCTTGGCAATATAAACCCGAACCATATAAGAAAGGCGGTGCGGAATGAAGTGTCCATATAGAATACAGATTGATGTTATTGATGGAAGTTCTCGGGAATACTTTGAGGAATGCTATGGCAAAGAATGCCCATATTATGAAACATATAAATCATACGAACCCCCATATGAAATAAAAGAGGAATGTAAGAAGGTGGTGAGTGAATATTTCCACGCAACACATTTAGGAGGCAAATAATGATAGTTCCAGCAATCACATATAAAGAAGAAATAGAACGAGAGTTCAAGAAGATCCATTACACAGACAAGTACCTCTGGTACACCGGCTCGATTGATAACTACGATATGGAGGTTAAGACCGAGGGAGATAAGTATGCGTTTGCTATCGTTTGCCAAGAGCATTTAATTGGCTATATTTCATTCCGAGTGGATTGGTATTGTTCTATGGCATACAATTTCAGCCTTATTCGATTTAGTGATGCTTTTGTGGAAATAGACGGTGTGGCTACAAGAACGATTGCAAATGCTATTAGAGAAGTGATCCAACTGATAGAATCCTTCAATCTTCATAGAATAGACTTCCGATGCGTTGAGGGCAATCCTGCGGAGTTCAAGTATTGGCGAATAATGGAAGTAGTCGAGAAAAGCAAAAAGTGGTATTGGCACGGAATTAAATTTACCGATAACATCAGAGATTATAAAGGCGAATATCACGATACGATTTGTTATGAGTTGATAAGGAGGGAAGAATGAAGCACTACACAAGAAAAGAGAGAAGAATCCGAAGAGGTGGTTATGATGAAGGTTATAACGCAGGCTACAAGGATGGCTTGCACGATGGAAACCCTTTATTCGCTATTGCAGAAGCGGCGGCAAAGGCTGTTAATTCAATTATTGAAACTATTGATGATCCTAAATTTCAAGAAGCATGTCGTGAATATTTAGAGGAACAGAAGAAAGATTCTCACCAAGAATACTGGGATCATATTGGAGAGGAGAAGCAGAAGGAAGAAGAACAGGAGGCAGAAGAATGATTGAATGGGCAAAAAGTGAATTAGCAAGGATCGAACACGATGAAGAGGGTCTCCAGCATTATATGGATGCCTGTATATTAGAATTATTAGAAGTTCTATGCAAACAGAATCATAGCAATAATACTGCTGCTTATGTATTAAACGCATTTGATAGACTGGCTCATTATCTACCTTTAACACCACTTACGGGGGAAGATGATGAGTGGAATGAAGTGTCAGATGGATTGTATCAGAACAAGAGGTATAGTGCGATCTTCAAAGATAAAGATGGGGCATATAATATTGATGGCAAAATATTCTCCGACGATGGTGGCGAAACGTGGTTTACTAATAAGGATAGTAGAATTCCTATATCTTTCCCCTATATTCCCCCTCGCCATCCAGAAAAGATTATATTAAATAAGGAGGCAGAAGAATGACACCGACAGAGCAGGCTTTGATTTTATCAGCCAAGAACATAGCCAATTATTGCAGAAATCATGTATGCACAGACTGTCCTTTAAATATCGGGAATAAGAACGACAGCATCCTGAAGGCTCATTGCGTATGCGATTACAACATTCTACATTTGCCGAGTACATGGAAGATAGAAGAGTTGAAGCATGAGTGAGGTTATATATCAAGCGACGATACCGCTCAACCCGAGAACAAAGAAAAACAATCAGCAGGTATTGATTAACGGCAAAACAGGTAAGCCTTTTATAGCACAGAATGCAAAATACAAACTCTATGAACAGGATGCAAGATGGTTTCTTAAGAAGCCAGTCCGTCCTATTGACTACCCTGTGAATATCGAGTGTAGATTCTACAGAAAGAATGCAGTCCGGTGTGATCTCACCAATCTTCTTGAAGCTATCGATGATGTTTTGGTAAAGTACGGCATAATCAAGGATGATGCTTTTACGATCCTTGCCGGGCATGACGGGAGCCGGGTTTATGTAGATAAGGATAACCCAAGAACAGAGATAATAATCACAAAGATGCATTAAAATAGCACCCTGACTTCATTGTTGGGGTGTTTTATTATTCGGACAATCTTGGTGGAGGTGCGGAAAAATGAGCGCAACACTTAAGATTGAATATATCCCGATCAAAGACATAAAGCCTTACAAGAGAAATGCCAAGTTGCATCCACAGGAACAGATAGACCAGATAAAGACCTCTATCAAGCAATTTGGATTTAATGATCCTATTGCCGTATGGCATGACAATGAAATCATCGAAGGACACGGAAGGCTTCTTGCTGCCAAGCAGATGAAAATGAAGGAAATACCGATCATCCGCCTTGATGAACTGACAGACGAACAGCGCAGAGCTTATATGCTTGCTCATAATCAGCTTACGATGAACAGCGGTTTTGACCTCGAGATCCTTACCGAAGAAATAAATAACATTCTCGATATTGACATGGGAGACTTCGGATTCGAAGATTTTACCATAGAAGAACCCGAAGACGATGAAATAATAGAGGATGAAGCACCAGAATTACCGGAAGAGCCTATATCAAAATTAGGTGATTTCTATAAGCTTGGAAATCATCTTCTTTTATGTGGCGACAGTACCAATAAAGAAGATATTGATAGGCTTATGGATGGAGAACTCGCTGATATGGTCTTTACAGATCCGCCGTGGAATGTCAATTATGGAGATCAGGAAGAAGATAATCCGCAGGGCTATAAACCTCGTAAGATTCTTAACGACTTTATGGGGACAGAAGAATTCAAAACCTTCATGTTAAATAGTTTTGAATGTATGAATCAAGCATCAAAAAGCGGTGCTATGACTTATGTTGTTATGTCTGCACAGGAATGGGGCAATATGATGCTTACTCTTGCTATGAATGACTATCATTGGAGCAGTACGATTATATGGAATAAAGACAGGCTTGTATTATCGAGAAAGGATTATCACACCAAATATGAGCCTATATGGTACGGATGGAAGTCAGGATCAAAAAGGCTTTGTCCGCTCAAAGATAGAAAGCAATCTGATGTATGGGATTTTGAAAGACCTTCAAAATCAGATATTCATCCTATGATGAAGCCTGTTTCACTTGTTGCCAGAGCAATCACTAATTCGAGCGATAAGGATAATATAATATTAGACTTGTTCGGTGGATCTGGTACAACACTAATGGCAGCCGAACAGACACACAGAAAATGCCGTATGATGGAATTAGACCCTCGTTACATAGATGCAATAGTAAAAAGATGGGAAGATTTCACCGGGCAGAAGGCAGTTAAATTGAATTAACACGAATTTCCGTTTATAATCGTTCAAAAGGGGGTTCTCATGATAGAACACAGAGAATTGAACGAGAAATATGCGGAAATCGCTGCCGATCTGATTAAGACCGAGCCTTTGCTCGAAAGCATAAAGCAGAGCGAAGCTACGATTGTATATCTTTCTTCAGATAAGCCGATGAAGAGTAAAGGCAGGCCTGTTGGCGGTCAATGCGAGAAAATAGACCCGAAGTATAAATGGGCAATACCTGCAGATTTCACTATTACTGTCTTTGAACCGAATGTAATTACATTCTCTGATGACCAATTACGCATTCTCATATTCCATGAACTGCTCCATGTTAAAATAGATACAAAAGACAATGGAACAGAGAAATATGGTATAAATCCTCACGATATAGAAGATTTTAAGGCAATAATTGACCGCTACGGCATTGATTGGGATTTACCGGAATGGAGTGAAGCAGATGGCAGCGACAGCTAAAAATAAAGGTCATGAGAACTTGATTCCTACAAACAAGCGAAGTAAGGAAGAAGTTAGGAGAAACGCATCGAAGGGCGGAAAGAAGTCAGGAGAGGTCAGAAGAAAGAAAAAACTGCTCAAAGACTGCCTTGATATCCTGCTTGAAAAGGACTACACCGACAAAAAAGGGAACAAGGCAAGCGGTGCAGAAGCATTGGCATCAACATTATTCAAGAAGGCTCTTGCCGGAGACCTTAAGGCTTTCGAGTTGGTAAGAGATACTGCAGGACAGAAGCCTGTTGACCGGGTGATGATATCCGAAGTGGATCAGGCGACTATTGATGAAGTTGAGAAGATGATGAACGAGGCGGATGATGAAGAGTAGAGCTGAATGTGTTCAGTTCCTTAAGACAAAGCCATATAAATATGCTCATATGCTTGGTTTTACTAAATTGACCAAGCTGCATAATAAATGGATCAAAGACTTCATTCGAGATGATGGCATAGACACTACGAAGCAGGCTCACCGAAATTCTTACAAGACAACTTCGGTGTCGGTCGCTCTTGCTTTGATCATTATTTTAAGACCGAATAAACGTACACTCTTTATGAGAAAGACCGATGATGACGTAAAAGAGATCATCCAACAGGTCAAAAATATCCTTTTGCATCCTGTAACGCAGTATTTTGTAATGTGCATTTATGGTGTCACGATTACCCTTAATGTCAACAATTCAACCGAAATCTCAACGAATTTGACAACTGACATCAAGGGAACATCCCAATTAACCGGAATGGGTATTAAATCGTCATTGACAGGTAAGCACTACGATTATATCTTCACGGATGATATTGTAAATATCGAGGATAGATTGAGCCGGGCAGAGCGAGAGCATACAAAGCAGATTTATGATGAATTGCAGAATATCAAGATTCCCGGCGGTAAGATTACCAACACAGGAACTCCGTGGCATCCAGACGACGCATTTACCAAGATGCCGGAGCCTGAAAGATATGACTGCTATTCAACAGGCATTATGACCGAAGAGGAAATTGCGAAAAAGAAGAAGGATCTTCCTGCTTCTTTGTTTGCCGCAAACTACGAATTGCGACATATAGCCTCCGAGGATGTTATCTTCTCCGATCCGGTGCTTAATGGGGATCCCGTCAAAGTACAACAGGCGAGGTATAGCCATATTGATGCTGCATACGGCGGCGAGGATTCCACAGCCTTTACTATTTGCCGTAAGGCGGAAGGCAAGTATTATGTTTATGGCAAGAAGTGGAAAAAGCACGTTGATGATTGCCTTGATATAATTAGAGCAGAAAAGGCAAGATTCAATACAAGGTGCATTCTTTGCGAGACTAACGCTGATAAGGGATATTTGAGAAAAGAATTAGAAGATCAAGGCGAGAGAAATGTAATCACCTATTGGGAAGATATGAACAAATATCTTAAAATCGTTACATATCTCAAGGGTGTATGGGATAGAATAGTATTTGTCGAGGGGACAGATCAGGAATACATCGACGAGATCCTTGAATTCAATGAAAATGCAGAACATGATGATGCGCCGGACAGCCTTGCATCTTGCATAAGGCAATTATGGGATGAAAAAGACGAGAATGATAATGTATCATATTTTGGAAGGTTTTAAGTTATAATCAAAAATGAAGGCTCGAAAGGAGACCGGGATATGAAGACCTATCAGGATTGGCTTGAAGTGGCTGACAAGAGCGAAAAAGAAAGAATGGCATTTGTATTTGCAGCCATTAATGACTATAAGAACAGTGACCTTTATAAATTTGCGGTGACAGCTCAAACCTACTATGACGGAAAGAATGAAGTCATTGAAACGGCGAGAAAGGTTATTTATAACCAATTCAACGAGGCTGTACCAGATCTTGTTTCTGCTAATCACAAGATAGCAGATGGCTTCTTCGGACGTGATGTTAAACAGGCTACTTCCACACTTTTGAGCAATGGATGCACATGGGCAAGTGATGACAAGATAGGCGGCAAAACTCTTGGTAAGTCTTTTGACCGAAGATTATGCAAGCTTCATAGATGGGCGCAGATTGCAGGTGTATCATGGGGTTTTTATAACAAAGACCATGTGGATATCTTCAAAGCAACGCAGTTCTTTGGTCTTGAAGATGAAGAAGACGGAATGGTAAAGTTAGGAATCCGTTTCTGGCAGATAGATTCCACAAAGCCATTAAGAGCCGTTCTGTATGAATTGGACGGATATACCGGATATATTCAGAGAGCAGAAGCGGAGACAGAGGTTTATACTCCAAAGAGAGCCTATATCCTTAAGGTCAATAGAACGGAAGTAGACGGAGAGGAAATAGCAGACGGAATCAATTATCCCACATTCCCGATTGTTCCTCTCTACGCAAACGAACAGCATCAGAGTGAGTTAGTAGGTCTTAAGAATACCATCGATGCAATCGATCTTATCCAGTCCGGGTACTGCAATGACACCGATGAAATGAATTTCTTGTATTGGACAGTAACCAATGCCGGCGGAATGAATGATCTGGATCTCATAGAAATGCTTGAAAAGTTGAGAAAGCTTCATGCTGCAACCTTAAGAGGAGATCAGCAGATTCAACAGCACACAGTCGAACAGCCGTATATGAGCCGTGAAGCGATCCTTGACAGGCTTGAAAAGAAACTATACAAGGATGCAATGGCTCTCGATACATACAATCTCGCAAGTGGAGCTGTTACGGCAACACAGATCATTGCTTCTTATGAGCCTTTAAGAGAAAAACTCGATATACAGGAAGAGGAAATATCCGATTTTATTGAGAGGCTTCTTGCTGTCGCAGGTGTTGAGGACGAAGCTACATATAAGAGATCATTGATCGTAAACAAGGCAGAAGAGATTGATAACTATATCAAGGCAGGAACCTATCTCGATGACGAATATGTCACGGAAAGCGTAATGACAGTTCTCGGTGATAAGGATCAAGTCGAGACAGTTCTTGCAAGAATGGCAGATAAAAACCTTAAGAGATTGACAGGCGGAAACAATGCCAATACGGAAACGGAATAAAGACGATTTCATGTCAAGAGAAATGGATGAGAGGCTTTCGGAGATGGAAGCCTCTATTTCTAATGTCTATGAGCAGGCTGTCGAGGAAACGACAGCAAGACTGAATTCTTACATGGAAGCTTATGAAGAAGAGAACCGGGTAATGCGAGCAAGGCTTATTGAAGGGGAGATCACGGAAAAAGAGTACGAAGAATGGGCAAGAAGAAACCTTCTTCGGACACAGCAGTATTCAACTACTATCGATTCATTGACGGAAATGCTCGTAAATGCCGATACCGCTGCAATTGCTTTGGTAAGCGGTGAATTGCCCTATGTCATAGCGGAAAGTTACAATTTCACGCAGTTCGTGGGGCATATTATTGCAGACCATGATGATATTCCGAATGTATCGTTTGAGATTTATAATGCTCAATCGGTACAAGCGATCATCCGGGATAATCCGCAGATATTGCCTGTTGTAGATCCTGAACTCGATACCGAATGGAACAGAACTCGGTTGAACAGGGAGATCACGCAGGGCATAATTCAGGGAAATACGATACCGCAATTGGCTACAAGGCTTCAAAGAGTAGGCATCACGGACAGAAATTCTGCTATCAGAGCGGCGAGAACATCCATGA